CATATTTTCATATCCAGCATAAGACTGAAGAACACCCATCAATTGAGGTTTAGTTTTTGCGGCATTAAGATGATCCAAAAGATTTGGAGTAAGAGAATCTAATCCTCGGGTAGTATCGGCATCAAAAATAAATTCTTCACCTTTTTCGCCAATCATAGCATATGTTGGTTTTGATACTCTTCCACCTTTTGCAAGTTTTACATTTGATCCTCCTAAAAATTCTTTTAAAGCAGTCCTGACTTTTGCAGATCCAGCATAATCTCTTGATCCTATAGCACCAGATCCTCCCCATTGACTTCCAGGAATGTCGAAGGCTCTCCCGACATAATGAAGAGATCCTGGATTATGTCCCTCACGAACATTAAGTTCAGTAACTTGAAATCCTTTGGATTTGAAAAAATTAAATGCTCTTTGAGTTGTCTCTTTGTCCTTAAATGCCAAGTGATCGTGATAGTTGTCAGGTGTTCCATGTCCAGATTTATCAAACTTTCCAAAAGGAGTATTGGGATCACCAGTTATATATTGTGAAAGAATTCCACCAACTCCACCTTTATCCGCTCCAGTAATATCCATGCTGCCAGGAATTTCATATCCTTTTTGAGTCTTATATTTTTGCAATCCAGCAAGATATTGGGCATGTATTTTTGGTCCTTTATCATTCTGAATATATCCCGCAGGTCTTTCCCAGTTTCTCATCCACCAATCAGCAGCATCTTGTGGTGATGAAAAGTTTTGTGTAAAGTATTGTGGAGCAACATCTTCTTTTATAGCAAAGTCAATTTGACCTTTCCAATTAGTTGCATAATCTGGTACTGCTCTCAAAAATGCAGATTTTCTACCACCACTAGAGTACTGAAATAAACCAACTCCAGGTCCACCAAATTCTGAAACACCAGGTTTAAATCCACTTTCCCTATGAATATTTGCCATAATACCAAGTGCATGATTATCACTCATTCCTTTTGAGAGAAGATATTTGTATATGTCACCCTGAAGTCCTGTTGGAGAAAATTCTCCTGCTGTTCCACCAACATTTTCTCCTTCACCTTTAGTACCTTCTTCATATTTTTTCTTTTCTGCATTCTCACGTATCATTCTCAAAGTTCTTTGAGCATTACTTTCAATCTCACCTTGGAATGTTTTTGCTACCCAATTACTAATATCCCCACCAGTTTCAGCAGCAGATAAAACGTCTGGATCTACAAGACCACCCTCAGCAAAAGCAGCAACAATACCACCTTTTAATTGTTTGTCTTGTATTCCTTTTGCAATTAATAAGTTAAGACCACGCCCAACATTTTGATAATCTTGTTGAGATGGTTTTTGTCCTGCAGTGATCTTTGATGAAATTGCAAGAATAGGTCCAAAATAATCAGTTTTTCCAAGTTCTTCACCAGTATCTTTAACAGTTTTAAATGGATTTATTGCATTTGCAACTTTTTGTGCAGATGCAAGTGGGTTTGGAAATATTCCAAATAACTTATCTTTTCCACCAATGTCTGCGCCAGGAGAAGATATTTCTACCTTTCCAGGTTTTTGTGGTATTGTTCGTCTATACTTTCCTTTTTTAGAATCTATCGTTCTCTTTACACCCCCCTGCACTCTTCCTCCACGAGATACAGGTGCTCTTCCACCACCAGCCATTCCAGGAACTGATGGTCCACCAAATGCTTTTACAATATCACTAACTAATAATACAGCATCAATACCCATTGATATTGAAGTAGCAACTCCAGCAACTAGTTCTAAAAGCCCGCCTGCTGGTAGACCAACTCCAGTGGCAGCAGCTGCTAATCCAGCGACAGCAACAGATCCAGCAAAAGCATCAAGAGCTGCGCCAATTCTTGCCATCCATCCACCAAGTTGTTCACCTCTTGCAAATCTTGATCTAGCGTCCATTTCACCAAATGCTGCACCAGCAAAAGGTATTGCAGCACCAGCAAATTTTGAAAGAGGTCCTGCTAGTTTGGCAAAAGGACCACCTTTTAATTTTGAGGTTATTTTTTGCCACCACTTTGGACCCTTTGGACCGGTATCTCCAGTAATTCTTGGTCTTCCTGTTGGTTTTTGACCTCCTCTACCTTGAGTTACTTTTGGTTTACCTTTAGGTCCTCTGCCTGGTTTACCAAACCCACCACCTCCAGCAGTAGCCATTCCAACAATGATTGCCAGATTTAAAAATTGATTTAAAAGTCCAGCAAATTTGTCAAATTCTTTTGCTTGATTTTCACCAAACAAATTTTTCATAAACCCACGAGTGGCATCATATGCTTTATATCCCCAATCAATAAAAGTTACAAGTCCATTTAATAGTTTTCCTCCAATATTAATAACAAAATCTGCCGCACCCGCCAATACTTTTACAAATGGCATTAACTTTGGAAGATGATCAATCATTCTAATAGCAAAATATCCTAAGATAGTTTTACCAATAAAATTTTTTATCCACTCCAAAAATCCCATTTTTGGGAGACCTGTCTTTTTAACATCATCTTTCTTCATATCAGATTTTTTTTCCAAATCCGATTCTAACTTTTCCCTTCTAGATTCACTATCTCTTCTCTTTTTTTCATCAAGATTTTTCTTTCTAGAGACAAGAGTCCCCTTCATTATATCTTCAATTTGTATAACTTTTACTCGGATAATACCTACATTTTTAATTGATGTTTCTGATAAAGAAACAACCACAGAATTTTTTTTAATGGTCTTTGACACTTTTGCAAGTGCTCCACCACTAGTTCCTGAAGGTAAAAATTTTTGAGCATTAATTGCCATTTATTTTACCTCATCAACCCAAGAGTTTCGGTTTTTGATCTCTGTCCTGGTGATCCTGCAGTAAAGTTTGGAACTGTAGTCTTAGGAGCACTATTTTTTTTATTTTTTAAACGTGATGGAACTGGAGGACCATAAACAACTTTTGGTTGTGGTTTTGCGGGTGGTTTAACTGGTTTTGCAACTGGGTTTGATTTTTTTATTTGTGCTGGTGGTCTTTTAACTGTTCCAATTTTAATTCTAGACCCAAGAGCTCTTTGATTTAACCACCCAATATCTTGAGCAAATCTTCCTGCCATCGATGCTCCATAATAAGCAGCATCACTCAAAGATCCTTTTAATAATCCTTTTTTTGCCATTCCAGCGTATTCAGAAACTGATTTATTAAAATTATATCGGTCATCCGTGTATAAAGTATTGCCCTTACCTTCTGTTGATGCAGAAAATCTTCCTAAAATAGAATTAAATGCTTTTCCTCCTGGTCCAAGTTTATCTGTATATGCTCCACCACCACGACCACCTTTATTAATATCTTCCTGGTTCCAATTCATTTTAATTTGACCAGTTTTTGGATCAGTAATTAATCCATGTTTCTTGGCAGTAAGATCAATTGTTTGTTGTCTCATTTTGTCAACTTCTTTATTTGACATAATTTTAAAAGGTTTGCCTAAAGGACCTAGCATTGCCTTTACAAAAGTCAAGTTTCTCATCATTTTTGCATTACCTGATGGAATAGGAATTAATCCCTTATCCATCATTTCCCTAAAAGGACCCTCAGGAAGATTTTTAACAAATTTGTCACTAAATGTAATAAGTTTATCCTGTACCTTATTTGATGTATCAGAGAAATTTTCATATCCCTTTGACGATGTTCCTTTTTCTATTCTACCAAAAATTCCTGCACCAGTATTAACAACATTTTTTTTAGTAGAATTTAATGTTTTCTGGGCAGAATTTAATATATTTTTTTGTAAATTTGGATCATTGACAGTATTATTCACTTGATTATAAATTCCACTTGCACCGCCTGCAGCAGAAGTTAAAAGATTTCCTGCATCTTTTTGCAACTTTGTCCCTTGACTCATGACTGCATTATATGCATTATTACCAACTCCAGAAAGATTGACCCCAGTTTTTCTTGCCAAATCATTTGCCCATTTATATTGTGAGGACAATCCTCTAATAATTTCATTAACAACTGGTTTTAAATTTCCACCAGATAATCTATCAGCTCCTTCATATAACTTGCCTATTAATCCTCCGCCTGCAGCATAAGTAGTTCCACTCATAATTTTAGGTCTATTCGTTCCTCCGCCAGCAGCGTTCATTGCAGATAGTGTATCTGCACCATACATCTGAACTGCACCACGAGACATCACAAATTCACCGTCACTTAACATCGCAGGGATTTTATCTACACCCTTTTGACCACTTACATATCCGGGATACCCACCACCATCAAGACCAAAAAATCTCCTTAGACTTGCAAGACCACCACCACGAAATCTTCTTGGTCTTACATACCCACCACCTGCCAATTGTTGTGTTGGTTGTTTATCTGATGAATTAAGAGCTTGATTTGTTAAGTATGTTGTTGCACCTAAAGCAAGTGCTGCAGTTGCTGGATTTCTTCTTGCAAGAGAAATTAATCCAGGAATTGCTTTTGTTGCAAGTTGAACTCCAAATCTTGCTACCGTAAAAATAATTTTTGTAGTAAATCTTCCAAAAGAATTTCCGAATATAATATATGCGCCAAGCAAAGCAGGCCACCAGTCTCCTAGAAATCTTATTACAGATTTAACTTTACCTGCATTTTTTGGATCACCAAACCATTCTATCAGTTTATATAAAACCCTTCCGAAGAAAACCTTGACTAAAAATCCAAATATTTTGTCCAGAATACCTTTTACTGGAGCAATAATTTTTTCTGCTGCTTTTTTTAATCCCTCAAATCTCTTCTCAAGTTTATTTTCCGAAACTGCTCTCCTTTGCTGCTCCGACCTTCTTCTATCATACGCTGCTTCCTCAGATGCTAAACCTGCCTGTTGTCTCATCATCTCTGCAATAGAGACAACAGAACTTGTTATAGCAGCAATATTTTGATCTAAACTTTTTGCAATTGATGATTTACCAATTGCCATTCCAGGTAATGCTTTTGTTGCTTTACCACCTGGTAATTGTTTTCCACCTATCGAAAAAGATTTTGCTGTTATTTTTTTAGTCTTAACTTTAAATCTACCTTTATCTTTTTTTGTTTTTACTCTTTTATATTCTTCATCAAGTAACATTATTTCTTCAGTAGGAATTGTTTTTTTAACCATCCTACCCTTAACCATTGCCTCTTTAAGAAGAGTCAAATAAGTTTCATAATCTAAGTCAAAAACATCCTCCAGACCAATCAGTCTTAGTATCCTTGGATCAATAGTTTCTGATTGATTAGAAGTGGGCATTGCTCATCTGTTGTTTTTGTTTTAACTCTTCTTCTTCAAGATGTTGTTGTAATAAAGCAACATAGATGTCCCTTTCCCAAGGCATCCAATTCTCAATTTCTGTTAATGAATATTTATGATACTGCATTAACGAAAAATTTAATCGGAAATAATTCTCAAGGTCCATGTGGACCATCGCTACGCGAAAAAAGATGCTAACCCTTCTAAAATAACTTCACTTTCAATTTCTGTCACCGGGTTTTTAACTTTGATTGTATGAGAAAGTTTAGGCATTGTCTCAAAAAACTTTTCAATACCTTTAAACTGAGAAGAATTCATAGATTCCAAAAAGTCAGAAATTTCTTTTTTGGTTACATCAGAAGCAGCCCAAACCTCATCTTCGGTATAAATTTTGTCAATACAGGAACCAATCAATTCAAACGATTGATCCATTGCATTTTTATCATTAAAATCAAAATTATTTTTGATGAATTGGTCTAGTGATGGATATTTCATTTCCATCATAATAGAATCGTCAAGTTTGATTCTATTAGTATGTTCATCACTCTTTTGGACTTTGATATCATCAAGATTAATTTTCACAGGAACTTGAGTTTCACCATCATCAGGACAAATAATGTTCACCTCAAGTTCTTCTCCTACAGATTTTCCACGAATGTTGAGAAACAAAAATTCTATGTCAAAAGTAGGAAGTGCCTCTACTTTAACATTTTTTGTTAAAATGCAATTTTTAATGACAGTTTTAATAGCAGTTGTAATTTGCTTTGTGTCTTCACTTTCCAAAGCAATTACAAGAAGTTTTTCTTCTTTAACTAAAAATGGTCTATATTGAATTATTTCTCCTGTTGATGGCAACTCAAGGTCATATGTTGGTGTAGCAATCTTTGGTAAAGGCATGATGTCCTATAAATGTTCAGTGTGATTATTTATGGGGGATGGACAGATGAAGAAGTGTCTACTGACCTTCCAAATACCGTTTATATGTAGTATAATATGAAGGTAAACAAACAACATTATGCGTCAGTTCTTTTTTGGTTTGGTTTTCCTTTATGGAGTTGGTCTATCCGCATATTTTGGTTCTTGGGGAATCCGTGATATGGAAGCTCTAGAAAAAGCAGTAGCAGCAGGTGCCAAACACGAAGAAGTTAGGCACCGTATGAATGTTGCTGCAGAAGGTAACTGGTTCTTACTGGCAAATCTGATTGCAGTTACTGGTGCTCTCGGAACAATTGGAACTTTGAAGAAAGATGATTAATATACTAAAAAAAATATTTTTTGCATACTGCATAATAGTTTGTTCAGTCTTTGGTGCTGGTTATTTATTTGCAAGTTTAGAAACTTTTGGTCTAATTCCACCACCACCCACTGATTGGAAAGATAAATGAGAGTCTTCGGACTCTCTTTTTTTATTTGAAATCGTTAACTGTAATCAATCTATCACCAGTATCAATAATATCCCCATTTATGTTATATTGGGCGTTTTCTGGTGGAAGAGCTTGCCCATTAATATTTCTTTGTAAATTGGGAGAATATTCACCGATTCCCAGAGCAGATCTTGCTCTTCTATCAAGTTCTGCATCAGTAAATCCAGGACCAGCACTATTAATTAGTGCTTGCTCTTCTATAGATGGTGTCGTTGTAGTTGTATTTGGAGAAGTAGGATTCTCTTCCAATCCAGGATCTCCAACATTTACGACATATCTTATATAAGACATTGACACTGTGCATTTTAATAATGAGGATGAGTCATATGACACTGGCATTGAGGAAACGCTGATCGGAAAGGAACGAATGAACTCATATGTTAAGGAACTTGCTTTTTTTCCTTTGATATTACCATATGTACTTTTTTCAAATTTAGTTACTTTTAATCCCTCTGCAATGTAATCATCTGGATAAGCAAATCCATAATAATAAGTTTTATCTTTTGATGATGGTTTTAATTTATTTCTATTCTGATCCTCTGGAGCAGTGATGCTTTCTTGTGCAATGTATTTCATCCATATTTCAAAAACTCTAATTGGCAGATAATTTTCAGCATCAACATAAAACGTCAAATCAATTCGGTCATCGTATACTCTACGATATGCATATCTTTCAGTGACTCCAGTATAATCATTGTTGAGATCCAAGGTTGCCAAATTGGAACCAGGAAGAGATGCCTCTGAACATAACAAATTAAGTTTTGATAGATTAACATTACTAATGTTAATTCCATTATCACTAAAATACTTTGAATTTAACTTTTTTGGTAAAGAAATTTGCATCTCAAAGTGAGACGTTGTTGCTGGATGCAATAATGCAGATTTAATATCCGATACACTCTTTGGTGAGGGCATTTATAAATACTTTTTGACCGTATATATTATGTAGTAAGGATAATGGCAGAAAGTATTAAAAGCTTATACAAACCATCATATCCTCAAAAATATAAAGGCGATCCAAATAATATTATTTGTAGAAGCAGTTGGGAAAGACGCTTTTCTTATTGGTGCGACCATAATCCAAGTATCATATCCTGGGCATCGGAAGAGTTTTGCATTCCCTATTACAATCCAGTCAAACAAAAAATATGCAAATATTTTCCAGACTATCTAATTAAAGTTAAGGAATCAACTGGTCAAATTAAAACTTATGTAATAGAAGTCAAACCAAAGAAACAAACTGTTCCCCCACAAAAAAAATCAAGAATCACTAAATCATATCTTTATGAAGCACAAACGTTTGCAGTGAATCAGGCTAAATGGAAAGCAGCAGAGGAATTTTGCAAAGATAGACTACTAGAATTTAAGATTATAACAGAAAACGAACTTTTTGGTTTTTCTAAATAGTAACAAGGTATCAAATAATGGCAGAAGGTTTTGGTCAATACGTAGGAACAGGAACTGTAAGAACCAAAGAACTTCAGAAAAGAGTTTTAGAATCTGGAAGTACAGATCCAGAAGATATTATGATGTTGATTATGGACATTTTTAAGGAAGAAGTGTTATATCCAGAACCAGGAAAATATTACACATTTCTCTATAAACCAAAAACCCCAGAGATAGAATATGACCAACACCCCTTGATTGCCTGCACAGAACTTTATAAATGGGGGTTTAAAGGAATCAATTTTCATTGGAGAGAAGGAAGACAATATACTTGGGAAGAAGTAATTGGTAAGTTACACGTCGTAAAATATAATGAACTTGATGAATTGCTTGCTTTGCAGTACGGAAAATTCCGTCTAAATAAATAAAAACTGTACCTGATAGAGTGGCTGATTTTAAAGAAGGTATAAACTATCAAAAAGGAGATATCGTAAGCGAACAGGCACGAACTGAAATTGGTGCTAAAACATATTTCAATCCATTAACACAAAAAACTGAAGTAAACAGAATAACGGGAACCAATATCTATCACAGAACAGTCACAAGAATAACCTCTCAAGATCAAAACGAAAACATTAAAGGATCTCAAACTGAAGTCTGGGTCATTGCAGATAAAAAAGACGGTAAGGGTGATCAATGGGTAAAAGCATATACAACGACTGATGGTGGAAGAACAAAAACATTTAATGAAGAGACACGTTCAGATGGATCAAAAGTTATTAG